GAGTCTTCTTCATTCCCTCAATAAGACCGTCATTATAACCGTCCATATAAGAACGTTCTTTTATCTTCTTACCTTCTTCAAGACCAGCAGCAAAGCCATCCTTGAATCCATTCGCATAATCAGTCATTATAAACTCCTGTATATCCTACACCATGATGAACTATTCTACCATGTTTTCTATGATTTATATCATAGTCTACTCCAGTATATCCTACTCCGCTATGATAATATGCGCCATAGTCATCTTCAACATATGGAGTGAATATCAATCTAAACAACTTAATCATCATCATCTTCTTCTAGCTCCACTTCATCGTCAAAACACTCTTCGCCGCAGAATGCACAAAAACGAGCATGTCCCTGTGTAGCCTCATAATCATAAAGCACTTTGTATTCTGACTCACAGAAGTTACATTTTATCTTTTCTACTTCTTTCGTCATTTCAATCTTCCTATTTTTATATGAGGATTATCTTGCAGATGGTCCTCAATTGTTTTTTCTCTCTGTTGTCTCGCCGTGTATTTGAAAGAACGTTTACCATCATTTATCCACATGAATCCTTTATTATTGGCGCCGCCTCTTTTGCCCATTTCAGATTGAAATTCTTTGTTCTGAAAAACACCAGATGTTTTACCACCTTTAGATGAGTTTTGTCTATGTCTTTCAGGATCACTTTTATATAGATGAAATCCAAGACCAAGTTCCGCTTGCTTTTTTCCGCCAACTCTACCGCCCAGAGATGCCCACTCTTTTCTATCTTTTTCTGAACGAAAGATGCCTACTGAGTTTTCATAAACTTTTTTGCCGCCAATCTTACCACCTTCAGTAGACGAAACCTTATGTGCTTCTGTAAAGTTATAACCGATCATATGATACGCACATAGGTCACGAAAGTTGCCTGTTTCCTCATAACGACGAAGATGTGCTAAAGCATGTTGTTCTTTTGTGAGGGCAACAAGGTTTTCAATTTTGTCCGTGCCGCCCTCATGTCTTGGAATCACATGATGAACTTCAACGTCATCTGAAAGTTTGATGTTGTGATGTTCTTCATATAGTTTTCGTAAGTTCATTTATATCTCGCATCCGGTTGCGCTACTACAGGCCAACTCCTGCGAGCCTGTAGTAGTATCAGTTTTCTCGTATTTAGCGAGATCCATCCAGTTGATATCCTTTGGCATCTTGGATGTAAGTGCTTCATACTCTTCCTTAGAACAATCTTGATATGGCGCCTGAGCATAAACATGATCACTGAAAGGTAAAAATGACACGCCACTCATTTCATCCATGTGCTTATATACCCAAGCACCAACTTCTGGCCATTCTTCCTCACGCACACTAACTGTAATAGAGGGTTTATGTTCACAGTAATGGCGTTGATATATTAACCACATTTCAAGTTGATCAATTGCCGACATATCTTTTCTACAAATCGCGTTTTCTGGCGACTTCATAGGAAATGAAAACACATATGTATGAGTCGGTTTCGTCACATCATCTTCACACGGGAATCCCATGTCCTTCATCATACGAGCGAGTGGATCTTTCTTATCGGCTCGTACAGTGCGAATATAATACGGCGCATGTCTTGCGTGAATGCCGCTTGCGGAATCGACAAGGGCTGATACGGTACCTGAGGGCTTGACACAAGTAATAGCGGCACTAACAGGAATGTTAAGTTTCGCAGCCCAGAGTTTATTTGTCTTAACAGCTTCTTCGCGCATTTCCTCCAACATTGTTTCAAGTGATGCATTAGCATAATGCACCGTACCATTTGTAAATTCGTTGTCCATGATACCAGTCAAAGATACACCAAGCAAACGTTCTTCGGCGCAGTTCTCGTTCCACTTCTTACTCAGGTATTTGAAGTTGGTAAGTGTGGATTGGAATGTACCAAGTATAGTTGCGAGTTTGACTTTGCGCTTGAGACTTTCTGGTGTGTCATCTCCTCTAACGACAACCTCTGTGAGATTACAGAATTCTCTGGAACGTAGAATGATTTCAGAACATGGGTTGGTGCCGAAATCGTGATCTGAGTCTCTGCGTCCAAACTTCTCAGCTTGCTTCCTCGACGCTGCTCTAGAGAAAATGCCCCTTTCGCCAGAGCGTGACTCATAGAGGGAAAGCCACTCACGCATGAAGATGCCCACATCAGGCTTCTCTTTAGCCACAAATGAGTTGTTTGCGAGGGCCCTTTGAACATTTTCTTTCCACCAGTCACCAGACTTAGCAACGCGCATTCTGTCATCGCTAAGGTCAGATAGAGAGATAAGCGCAGAGCGTCTGACACCGCCGACAACGACAATCTCAGCAATCTTACAAACGATATCATGTGCCTCCAATGTGGTCAAACGACGACCAGCAGCCTTCTTAAATGTTGCTACAGTAAACTTAAATAGGTCTTCAAGTGGGCCAGGCCCAGAAGCACGACCACCAAATGTCTTGAGCGGTGCACCAGCAGGACGAACCTTAGATAGGTCCCAGCGAGGTACTTGACCAGCATAAAGAAGATGAATAAGTTCCTTGAGAGACTTTGCCCAGCCAAGCTTTGAGTCGGCCACTACGATGTTTGTCTCAGTGTCAAAGAAAGCATCAGGAACCATAGGCAGTTGATCTACATACTTTGATTCGACAGAAAAACCAACACCAGTGCCATTCATTAGAACATAAAGAATTTCATCAAACGAGCGAGGAGAATCAACAGCCACATAGGAGCAGTTATAGCCAGAAACATTCTCACGCTTGAGTGCTTCACCGGCAGTCATCAAGCAACGCATAGATGGCATGATTTCAAGATTAAGTACAGCATCTTCAAGCTGCTTACGTTCTTCGGCAGTAACAGTATAGCCAGTAACGTCCTTGATATGCTCATCGAAGAAGTTGAAATAACGGGCTACGGTTTCATCCCAATTTTCACGACGATTTTCATCCCACAACCACTTAGCATAGCGGCTTTTATAAATGAATTCTTGATATAGTGTCGGTAACATATTACTGCCTGACATACGATAGTACTCCTGATTATTTTTATTGTTGTTCTGTTATTGGTTGGATTTTGTCAAGCTTATCAAAAAGTAGCTTGGCATAACCTGGATGTGTTTTCTTTATTGCGTGTGCTTCTATTCTCAATGCGCGGAGAAGAAATAGCAGGTCATTCTTTTCGTAGTTGGTCATTATCGTTCACGCCCTGTCCGGATAGATAGACACATTGATCTTGACGAAACTAAGAGCCTTGGTTGGCTTGAAGTACACATCGGCTATTAGCATGTTCTTGTCTATGTTTTCTGGTGTATTGTTTGACTCGTCACAAATTACAGAATAGTCATTGATCTTACCTTCAGCTTTGAGATTGATCAATAGAGATACAACATTGTTCTTGAATGACGCTCTTGTGAATGCATCATTGAATTCGAACAGATGATGTTTAGCACATTCATTTATATGAGCGTTTATACGCTCAATAAGGCTATCGGTCAAACTCACTTCTTTTGCTTGCGCGAAAGAATATGTCTTAGCGACCGTGATTGCGCCTAAGAATGTGGTAAAACCGGCTATGAAACTACGACGATCCATGATTATGACTCCAATACATTCTTGAGTGAGGGGAATTGCTCAGTGATGATGTTCCAGCACTGAGTAGCGATTTCGCGGTGTTCTTTCTGGGTTCCGTTTCCGGTACGAAGTTCACAGTAATGAATCCATGAACGAAGTGAACCAGACATATACATGCGGCTCATTGTAAGACCTTCTGGTAGAACGACGCGAGCCTGTTCTTTAGCTACGCCATTCTTGATTGCCCAATCATATGTAGTTCGAGCATAACGAATAACATTTCTCTGATATGCTTCCCAAACTTCGGTAAGTTTATCATTATCAGTTTCAATACTGTTCTGACGGTTCTTGAAATCTTGCATACGAGTTTCGCGTGGTTCACTCATTTCAGCTACAGCAGCATATCGCTGTGAAAATTCCTGAAACGAGAAAGAGCGATGACGAAGGATCTGACGACCGATATCACGGGTAGTCTGGATCTCAAGGCAAAGACTAACTGTTTCAAAGATTGACCAATGCTTATTCTTTACGCAATAAGCCAGCAACTTTTCTGCGGTGTCATTATTCAACTGATTACTGGGATTAGACACTCGGGCACAATAAGCAATAAACTGCTCGGCCGTTTCTACACCTTCAACTATAGGTTTGGTGATAGCCACAAGTTTCACACTATTCATAATTTATACTTCCTGATATGTCTTGTCAAAAATTGATGGCTTGCAGGCATAGAACTCACCTTCAACGCCCTTGATGATCCAATCGCCTAGTCGGCATTCGTGGTCGCCTTCCAGCGTTGCAATGCGAAGCGAACCGTTGTGGCCTTCGCCATAGGTGGGCAGATCGTGTCCTACCAATTCAATAATTTCGGCCATGTTCCCGTTCCACTGCACAGCGTCAATGACTACGGGCTTCTTTCTGAACTTACGAACTACACTTTTTTCCATTATACAACTACCTTCATCTTACAGTTATCAAAATGCCATCTATACATTCCTGATGCATCTCCAGATTTACTACAATAGGGGCAACAAACGATATTGCGCCTAAGATTTTTCAGCTGGCCGGTTTTTATTCCTTTATTCCAAGCAGGAACACCTCTTCTCGCTTTAGCTGCTTTTTGAGAAATCATTTTCTGAATATTTGGATTAGCAGCAAGAGTTTTTAGTCTGTTTCCAATTCTTTTACGAATGTGTTCTTCTGTATGTATAAGACCTGTGGCTCCTTCGCCACCATCTGTTCTGTTATGGAGAATGCCTGTGTTATTGTCTTTCCTACCGAACCAACGAATATATCTTCTCTCTAATGCCAAAGCGCCAAGTTCCGTTAGTTGTGTTTCTAACAGTATAACACGATCTTTATCTTTAGGCAAGTTTATATTGTGTTGGTTGCTCCAAGCTCTTTTACCATATCCTTTACCAATATAGTAAGGCGTGCCATTCTCTCGAATATAAGCATACACATAAAAGTTTAAACCTTCTTCCACCTATCCAACTCCAACTTTGCTCTCAAATCATTCCAAGTGTTAG